CTGCAGACCCGCGGCTAATACAGCAATAGCTTGCGCTACTCTAAGTGCTGTCATTGCCTTAGTATTTTCTGTGCCACCCTCCGCTTCACCCTGACTCGCAAACGGCCCTTGGATTGCGCTATCAGCTAATGCACCCTGCGCTGCTGTAGCGAAATCACCTGCATCTCCTAGCGTAGCATCGAGTACTAATGCGTTGAGTTTAGCTAGTGTATTAATATCTGTGTCTGCTAGAAAATCATCTAAGGTGCCTGCACCAATAGCATCAGCAATCACACCAATATTTACAAGTTCATCATAAACAGCCCTAACAATATCCCAGGATGACTGCAAATAGACCTGAACTAAATCTGTATTAGGTGGATGATTTCTATTACGAATGTTTTTCATAGTATGTCCTCATACCCAGCCGCCTTCATCAAAACGCCATATACCGGGTTCTGCTTGCACCTCGAGTCCCAAATCATTAACCTGATCACACGAAAGTTCAAATCGTGTGTAATAGGTATTACCCTCGACACCGCCGTCACCCCCAAGAGAGTTAAAAGCTCTGGATGCGACATACAATAGTAATGCTTCATGTAAACTGTGTGGAAGCATTAATTCTACGCTGGCAGGATCCATACCTAAAGTATAAATCAGGGTTGGATGATTGGCCCTATATTGCAAAGCATATGTTATATTGTCTTCTGGAAATGGAACTTGAATAGACCGATAACTGGGAGTGAAAATAGAAAGAGCTTCAGAGGTATCATTTAGAGGAAGTTTTACGCCCACCTCATTATATACCTCTTCGATTTTTAATATGTCGTCCAAAAAGGGGGCTGCAGGCGTATCCATAATATACTTTGGATCCTCCGCAGAAGTGCTAGTCTGTGCAAATCTACTAGCGATCACATATGTAGTAATTTCCGCATGCAATTCAATGTAGATTTCTTTGGATAACAAGAAAAATCGTTTATAGATTTCCGTTAAACCCAAATTTACATGAGTCATCAGTTGCTCATATTTACTTGGATCAGGTTCTGATTGGAATTCACCAGGAATCAGTGCACCAATTTTTAACTGAGCAAGCTCACCATAAGTAAGTTCTTTTAAAAGTTGAAGAAGTGTCATACCAAATATTGCTCCAAGGTGTTTACGTCCATGTCGGATTCCCAATCTGCCCAATACTTATCATCACTATCAGGTTTTGGCGTAACCTGGCTTGGTTTCCAGGGAGTCAATGACCCTAACATGCTTATTGTATCAATAAAGTCGTCATGTTTGCTTTTAAATCCATTTATCGCGGCTAATGTCAGTTCATCCTGCATTTCTGCCATAGCCGAGGTTTCCTTAAGCTCTTTAGGGAACCATACCTTATGTAGTTTAAACTGTGGGACGACAACATTAAAGCGCTGCAGTTTATTTGTACTTGGACGGAGTCCCAATTCTTGGGAATTCTTCTCTTGCGCAAGTGTGAAGAAACAGTTACGTACCAGCATTTCACTTTGAATCCAAGTAATGAATCCTTTCTGTTGCCCGGAAATTTCAACACCCACACTTTGTGGACTATATTCCTGCACTAATCGAAAAAGATCATCAATGTTCTTGTCCATCAGTTGTTTTTCACATATTCCGTCCACCCATAACCAGTCACCATTGTTATTATAGGCCCAAACAGATATCACAGAATAATCAGCAGCAGTTTTATCGCTGGTAGCAAAATCCGTTGTGATGTAGAAATTATACCCTCCTTTGTTGGTGATCACACGATCACGATGATACCAGACAATTTCATGATCTTTAATCAAACGTTCTTCCTCAGACATAATTCGGAGCATGAGCTCCTGATTGAACGTGTCTATCTTTCCTGCTTTCATTGCTTTTGTGTACTTAGCAAGAACATATGCATATGTGAAACGATCTTCCCAGCATCCCATGAAATCCTCTTGTTTCACAGGAAACTCTTCGCAAATAGGATATACGTTTACAGCCCAAGCACCTGACTCTACGGCCTTATACAACGGATCACGAGCGTTAAAGGGGGTACCGGACCATATTGTCTTATGTTTAGTAGGATGTAGTGCATAGTCCACAGCTTTATAAACTGTATCCTCAATACTGGCTATTACTGTGGCTGATCGTGCATCTTCATCCGATACTAAGTCGTCAAGCACGGCGAGCTGTGGTCTTACTCCCATCTCTTTTGCGCCACGAACACCTGTCTTGGCGCCGTATCCCTTAACAACAAAAACATGCCCCTCAATGTTGTGAAATTCCCACCTGATATCGGTAAACTTTGTATACGGTATATACTTTTGTAAGAACTCTGAATTTTCCCAACGGAACTCGAGATTCTTACGCATATTCTTAACGCCATTCTCGATGGAGTCAGATACATACAGTGCCAAATTGACATCACCAAATTTTGGCAACTCGCCATAAACGGCGATATAGAGGAACAGATATTCAGCAAGTAGCGTTGTCTTGGCTGTGCCACGAGCACACATGTTACATATGTGAGATCCGCCTTCAACCAGTTGGTCAAGCATATGGTAATGAATAACAGGACTTGAGTTTTCTTCGCCGGCTGCTCCATTTACTAGCTTGATAAAGTTAATGAACTCTAAAGCAAATTGAGTGGGGACATAATTAGGATCTGCAGCATATGTAATCTCATTAAGGTATTCTTCTACTTTTTTTGCGATTTCCGTTTTAACTGGTATCAGCGGTTCCTCAATATTTGTCATTTAATATTCCACACTTGTTTGTAATTTTTTGAAAACCAGTCAGCCTGTTCGTGATCTTGCTGAAATGGTATGCGTTCATTGTTATCTACAGCATGTTTCCAAGCTTCATCGGCATTTAAACGACGTAATTTATCACCTTCTTGTACCACAGTTGGGTATACAAATGCGTTTCCTTGTTCATCTGTGCCCCAAGTCATAGAGTGTGTAGAGGGTGCACCGAGAATTCCACCCGGGTTATCAAATAATTTAGGAAAACTATCAGGCTGTATAATACGTTGAACAAAATTCTTATCACTATTTTGTCCTAATGTATTCAAAACACCAAACAGTGTTTTATTACCATCAATCGATTCGTTCACATTCGCCATTAATTAGTTTCCCTTTGGCAACTTCATCAGCCGTCATTGCACCAGATTCAATATTTAACCTTTGTACCTTAGCAAGCTCCATTGTAGCGTCTCTGAGCTCGCGAATGCTATCATCCTGTCTCACTTCTATGTCAAGCTTCAATTTAGTGACTTCAGGCTGCTTCAGATGCGTCAGGAGGCTATTTGCTGCATCAGTCCTAACCTTCTCGCTCTTAGCACCCACCATTAGCTCCAGCTGGGTATTAAGAGCCTTCTGGAAAAGGTCCTGATTCAGTACATAAACAGGTACCATTGATTGCTCTAGGATCAGATTCACTACCTTATTTCGATTATAGCAGGCAACAGTCGATCTGATAAATGTTGCACTCTTACCAAGATCAATCAACCTTTGATACCTAACAGGGAAAGTCTTCATCCAACTTTCCTGATTGGTGTAACCCAAAAGCTTGTAACTGACGTATTTCACAGCCTGGATGTATGTATTAAGCTTGATATTGGGATCTTGTAAAATACTGGTATAACCAGCTATATTTTCCCGGAATGCTTCCCTAGCTTCAGGATCTATAACAAGTTTATTAAGTTCATCAACGAGGCTTTGATTGATATTATGTTTTTGGCGCTTAGGCATAACAGCTTTAAGCGCATCAACAGTTAATACCTCGTTATCAGTACTAGTTTGCCTAGCTACTAGGTTCTTGGGCATTTTTATTCCTTAATGTGCAATATTAGATATATAAACCAAATGAGCAATAGCTTTATCTAAATGAAGAATAATTTCAGAGGTACGTCTACGTTCCTTTTCATCAGGTGCCAATGAGAGAGGGCTAGTAGCGCCCTCTCTCAAAATATGCAATAAGGTCATAATATTAATCAACTTCATCTGATCATGTATAAGCATATTACTATTCCTGTACACCACGAGTGATTACACGCTGCAATAGTATCCCCACTGCTCTAAGGTTTGTGATGTTGTTTCTGAAGTCCTGGCAAGAAAGAGAATCCTCAATTGGATCTGGTTGATCCTTTAAATCCTGATTTTCATCTTTCCTGATCTGCTCAATAACATCTGCAGCACCCGCGAGTATCGCACGCTTAGACCGATTCATTTTGACACCTCATCTAAATCTGGTTGTGGTTCATCTGATACAGAATAAACACTTATTTCTTCAGAGACAGCTACCGCCTGCGGCTCCGCTGTCTCATCAGAAATAACTATTTCTTCTGTATCAGCAACTGTAACTCTATTAGTATCTACATCGCCAAACTGCATAGGATTTTCAAAGTCACTCTGAGGAATACCGTCAAATTGTACTAACTCAGGTAATTCCCCAAGACACAAATCATCTTCAATTAATGCATCATCTGACATTTCCATGGGGGCCTCAAACTTAGGTCTACGTCTCTGGCCTGGAATGTGCGCTGTCTTGAGTACCTTCGCCGGCCGTGCTAACTGTTTTTCCTGTTCTCGTTCTATTTTAGATGTAAGTTGTGACATATATACTCCTGTAGTTATATTAAGTAGATCCACAACGTGGACATGCGTTTAGTCTTGTGTGTTCATCTTTTGTAACAATATCTGTCATAAGACAATCCCTAAAATACTCACTATGACATATTTGGCAAGACTCACACCAACTGATAGAAACAGATGTGGATTTTGATTGGTTTGCTTCAGTAAAATCTGATTCTGCCTGTGCAATAAAATCAGGTACTTCAATAGCACGAGGATCAACACCAAGATCCAACTGACTACAGAAATAAGCGTATGCCCAGCCAAGTGTGGTATAACAGGGTTCGTCGATATCAATATCGAAATCAATAGGCTTTAATTGAGGCCTCAGTTCCGTGTCAGCACAATCATTTTCATTGCCTGCCTCTGGATCTGTATACGGGTGCATTTCTTCTTTTGGAATAAAACTGATATGAATTGTATCATCAGAAAATCGTTCCACATGCATGATGTAATCACTAGGTGTGCTCACTTGGCATCACCTGCAGCTATTAAGGCTAATTCGCGATCAGCATTAATCTGATTTTCTTGGTATGTAGCACGTGCCTCTAATTCACGTCTCTGCATGCGTTCCTGTGATGAAATAGTAGTCATGTGCATTTCAGTTTGCTTACTGATCTGGTATTTACTCATAAATCCAAACATATTCCTTACCTCTTATAGTTTTAATGTCTTACGGTATGATATCTTACACTGATATAACATTATGTCAACTTATATGGTATATATTATTTTTTCTGATACGGAAAATAGCACAAAGGTTATAAACTTGTATGCGATTATCACTTGTACATTATTCATGGACAAGGTATTATCTTGTACATAGCAAGGTACAATCAGTCTGGTAGATGGCGAGGTTCATAATCTCTGCGGCCGTGGGTTCGAATCCCACCCTTGCTTCCAAACATGGTGCGGTAGCTTAGCGGTAAAAGCATCGGCTTAAGCCGAGGATTAGGGGTTCGACTCCCGAAGCACCTCTAAACAGGAAGCTCGCAAGGTTGGCGTGCTAAACGGTTTTGAAAACCGGGATGGGATGTAAGTCCCGTGTAGGTTCGATCCCTACAGTTTCCGCCAATATAATAAAGGAATATGTATGAACGAGAAAAACCACGGCATTGATCCTACAGAGCCCTATATTGACGGTAATCATGGTATTGGTGTAAGACACGATCATGAATGTTGGGACTAACCACTGCTTACGAATAATTTAGGATCTGTAGCTCAATTGGTAGAGCCCTCGATCGATAATCGAGAGGTTGTTGGTTCGAGTCCACCCAGATCCACCATAGGCTCGTGGCGAAGTGGTTTAACGCACCAGGCTTTGACCCTGGTATTCCCTGGTTCAAATCCAGGCGGGCCTTCCAATAGGACTTGTAGCTCAACGGTAGAGCATCTGCCTGTTAAGCAGAGAGATGTGGGTTCGACTCCTACTAAGTCCTCCAATGTCTGTGTAGTGTAACTGGAAGCACAATTGGTCTCCAAAACCGGAAAGCCTGGGTTCGATTCCTAGCACATTCGCCAAGCCCCTGAAGCATTTATCTGGATGATGTACTCCCTTGTAAGGAGTGGAACACGGTTCGATTCCGTACTGGGGCTCCAACACAAAGGAAAAAATAATGACAATAAATGACTTCCCTAATGAATTTGTACAGGAAATACTAACTCTACTAGATCTGATTGAAATAGAGGAATATAGTGAGTTGGCCAAACAAAGATTCGCCATTGCAGAGAAATATGAACTTACTGTACATTTTGGTGAGCAGGCCTCAAGCGCAAAACACTAACAATAAAAAATAACCAAAGGGTCTGAGCATTTTCTTAATTGGCCTACGATGGTAGTACTTACTGTGACAACACCTGCAAACACAAAGCACCC